GAATCGTTAGCGGATCTAAAGTATCTAAAACCAGCACTACTGGCGAAATTAAATACGGCTTTGCTAGTCAAAGATTTAGCGGTGGAGCTAATACTCAAATGCTTTGGGCTGGCTTTGAATTTGGTTCTAATAAATTTAAGCAATTTCCTGCTTACTCTGGCAGACAAGGGCGCGGCTCTCGCGGATGGTTTATTTATCCAACTCTACGCCAAGAGCAGAAGAATATTGTGGCACAATGGACTAGAGCATTTAACAAGATATTAGATAAGTGGGGCATCAATGGCATCTGATTCAAGAGCCTTAACGCTCAAACTTTTAGCAGACACAGCTGACTTTCAAAAGAAATTAGCAAATGGGTCTAAAGACATCGATTCAATTGGCGAGCGCGCTGCTGAATTTGGCAAGAAGGCAGCTATTGCCTTTGCTGCCGCTGGTGCAGCCATTGGTGCATTTGCAGTAAGCGCAGTCAAAGCTGCTGCTGAAGATGAAACCGCTCAGCGCAGATTAGCCGAGACTATTACTGCAACAACTGGCGCAACTGCTAAACAAATTGAAGGCGTAGAGCAATATATAAAGCAGACTTCTATTGCTATTGGAGTTGCTGACGATGGCTTGCGTCCAGCTTTTACTCGCCTAGTTAGATCAACGCAAGATGTAGAAGAAGCTCAGAAGCTGCTTAATTTGGCACTAGATTTAAGTGCTGCAACTGGCAAGCCACTTGAAACAATATCGAACGCTCTAGGTAGAGCATATGACGGCAACACTACCGCCCTCGGCAAGCTTGGCCTTGGCCTTGATGCAGATATTATAAAGAGCAAAGACTTCGATGCAATCTTTCAGCAGCTTACTGGCACATTTGGAAACTTTGCCGAGAAGGAATCAGAAACCACAGCCAAGCAATTAGAGCGCGTAAAGATTGCGCTTGATGAAGCTAAAGAATCTATCGGAGCTGCCTTGCTGCCAGTAGTTCAAGAACTTACCGCTTGGATATTAGACAACTTTATTCCAGCACTAGAAGCATTTATCTCTGGCTTGACTGGTCAAGATAGTTTAGATGAAGCTTTAACTGATAGCCAGAAAACCGCTATAGAGTGGGGTAAAAAGGTTAGAGGATTTATTAACACAGTTATTGATCTTAAAGATGAGCTAATGGTCGTTGCTGGAGTTTTAGCAACAGTTTTCGTAGCATCTAAAATAGCAGCTGGAGTTCAGGCAACTATTGTCCTTATCAACTTACTAATTGGCGCTTATACTGCTTTGCGAAATAGTGCAGTAGCCGCAGCTATTGCATCGAGATTTGCTCTTAACCCACTTGCGGGCCTTGCAACTGGCGCAGCAGTAGTTGGGGCAATTATTGCTGCGACTAAGTTATTTGATAATCAAGCCAATGCAGCAGCATTAACGGGGAGTAACACAGTTTCATCCGCTAGCCTTCCATCAGGCTTCACTGCTGGGACGCCAGTTATTAGCGGTGGCGCTGGTAATTCTACTGGCGGCAGTATTGGCGGCGGTAAGATAATTGCTCCAATTGTTACAGGCACAATGCCTAGTTTCCCATCTGGATTAAATCCAACTGGCAGAGCGATACCTTCAACCTTTGATGTAGCAGCTGCTAGGCGAGGCGAAGAGCGCGGCAATGTGGTTATAAATGTTAATGCGCCAAGTGCAATAGATGAAGAAGGATTTACTAGAGCAGTTGTATTAGCACTTAACAATAGCAATGCTCGTAACGGCGGTGGGGGCGCTATTCTTGGCGGCCTAGTGGCAGAATGACTCTTTGGAATCCAGTCTATCGAGTTAAGGTTGATGGCGTTACAGTCACTAGCGCAACCCTTAGCGGCTTAACTATCACCTCGGGTCGCACCGACATTTATCAGCAGCCAATTGCTGGTTACTGCAATCTAAGTCTTATTGAGACGGCTGAAGCGTCAGTTCCTTATGAAGTAAATGACGCAGTAACAATAGAAGTCCAAGATTCTACTGGCGCTTATGTTAATCTCTTTGGCGGCTTTATTACTGACTTAGGCATTACAGTCCAGACTTCAGGATCAACAGCGACCAGCCAGCAGATTAGAATTGTTGCAGTAGGAGCTCTAGCGCGACTTGCTAGGGCAGTTTATACTGGCAACTTTGCCCATCAATTTGATGGAGACCGCATTGAGGAATTGCTTAGCGGCGTATTATTCGACCAATGGAATGAAGTGCCAGCTGCCGAGACTTGGAATGGTTACGACGCGACTACCCAATGGCAGGATGCAGAAAATAGCGGACTAGGCGAAATAGATACTCCTGGCGATTATGAGTTGCACTCAGAGACTGGACTCAATGACACAGTTTATAATTTAGCTTCTAGGTATGCCACTAGCGGACTTGGTTATTTATATGAAGATGCTCAAGGCCGAATTGGTTACGCCGATTCGACACACCGAAGCCAATACCTTGCGACTAATGGCTATGTTGATCTTGATGGCAATCACGCCATCGGCCCAGCTCTTTCCATAGTCAAGCGGGCTGGCGATGTTCGCAACGCAATCACAGTCGGCTATGGAACTGGCAATGCAGAAGTAAGCGATGAAGATGCAGCTTCTATATCTCTTTACGGCCAACTAGCTACCACAATATCTACCACCTTGCGCCATAGTCACGATGCGGCTGACCAAGCAGCCTTCTATCTACTTATTCGCGCTTATCCTCAATTTGCCCTACGGCAGATAACCTTTACTACGGCTAATCCAGAAATTGACAATGCCGACCGAGATAGCCTTCTAAATGTATTTATGGGTATGCCGTTGAATATTACTAATCTACCAACCAATATGACCGATGGCGAATTTCAAGGATTTGTTGAGGGTTGGACTTGGACTGCAAGTCTCAACCGCCTAGACCTAACAATGAACCTATCGCCTATCGCTTTTAGCCTTCAGGCGTTCAGATGGAACTCAGTCCCAGCGACTGAGAGTTGGAATACAATAAGCCCGACTTTGGACTGGCTCAACGCTACAATAGTGGCCTAAGGAGAATAGATGCCGAATACAACAAATTATAGCTGGGCTACCCCAGCTGATACAGATTTAGTTAAGGATGGCGCAGCTGCTATTCGCACATTGGGAAGTTCAGTCGATACAACGACAAAGAACCTAAACCCACAGACTACTACTGGCGCAATCGCTTATAGATCAGCAACTGCCAATGTAAATACTGCTTTAGCAATAGGAACTGCTGGTCAAGTCTTGACAGTCAATTCTGGTGCGACTGCTCCTGAATGGGCAACTGCTACTGGTGGTGGTATGACTTTGCTTTCAACTACAACTTTATCAGGAACTTCAACTTCTATCAGCGTTACTCCAACAGGCTATAATGAATTAAATATTCAAGTTTCTGGTGTAACCGCTGCTTCAGGTTTTCATTTAATTATGGGCGTTAATAGCGATGGCACTGCTTCAAATTACAGAAATGCAGGCTTTGCTAATGTTGGTTATGGAACAACAGTCGATGCTCTTTGGAAAGATACCTCTTTAGCAGGACATTGTATTTATTTAATTCCTGGCACAAATGCTGCTCAAGCAAGTGACACTAATAATGCTGCAATGATAACCATTGGTGATCCAAATAGTGTTTTAAGTAAAAACATTTTCACAACTTCAGCATTTCTAAACGACAGTGCCCATAGAACACCTGAAATTAGCTTTACTAATTATGTTACAACAAGTGCAATTTCTACATTGCAATTTAAATCAAACTCAAGCCTTACTGCTGGAACAGTAAAGATATATGGAGTTAAATAATGACTAAACCAATGATTAGATTTCACAACACAGAAACAGATGAAATCATTGACCGCGAAATGACCGATGCTGAATATGAACAGTATCAGGCAGAACTAAAGGCATACGCAGATGCTAATGAGGCTAGAGAATCAGTTAAAGCTCAAAAGGCAGCTTTACTTGAGCGCCTTGGCATTACTGAGAATGAGGCCAAACTGCTTCTAGCATAATCTTGAGGGATTGTGCTAAATAACTAATATGCCAAAACTATGCGCAGCTGGAATTCAACTTCGGGAGCAAATCGATGATGATTATCCTGATAGGGATCGTAAGTCTGATGGCTGGATTGCTGACGCTAGGCATCTTGCAAAAGGCACTTCTGACCATATACCAGACGATAAGTCAGGAATCGTTAGAGCAATAGATATTGATGCTGATTTATCAGCTCACAAAGAAGAGGCTTATGCGCTGGTTGAGAAAATTCGCAAGCTAGCAAAAAAGGGCGATAAGCGAATTGCTTACATTATTTTTGATGGAAAGATTATGAGTCCGATATTGGGATGGAAGCGCAGAGCTTACAAAGGCGCTAACCCACACCGGTCTCATTTTCATATTTCATTTACAACTTTGGGAGACAAAGATGGCAGTTATTTCAACCTCGAAGGAGAAGCTAATGAGCGACCTAAAAAAGATGGCAGAGAGCTGGGCCAAGACATTTCTAGCAACAGCCCTAGCGACTTATCTAGCAGTCGGCCTAGATGTCAATGCAATTGCAAATGCCGCTCTAGTGTCAGTCTTGCCTAGCATCATCAATTGGCTTAACCCAAATTATGAGCGTTACGGCAAAGTCCGTTAATGCCAGCGGCTGAGTTGGCCACCTTAGTAGCTTCAGTCTTAGGCTCTATAGCCTTGCTGATTGCTGGCCTTCGTTACATAATTAAATTGGAAAATATCCCCATAGTGTCGCGCCTTGATAAGATGGAGTCTCAGCTAGAATTGGCCCTAGCGAAAGGGGTCAGAAATGGCAACGCGAAAGCGCGTAAGTAAGAAGCCAGTCAAGCGTCCTAAGAGACGTAGGACTACTAAAGAAACCCCATTAACAAAGCTTGATTTCTGGGCTATCGCTGCCAATGAAGTTTATAAAGCTTGTCGCAGAGCAGGAATGGATGAAGGCACTTCGCTGGCTTTTGCTATGGATCGTAGCTCTTATCCCGATTGGATAGTTCCTGCCGATGACCCAATTAAAAAGATTGGTTGGGAAGACGGAGAAGAGGATAACTAATCTACTTTCGAGAGGTTGAACTCTTTGAGGCTCTTAAGTCGCTTTATCCGGACTTAACGCCCTTATCAGCGACCGACCGAGCAGATGGCATAACCCACAATTCTTATATTGAGCTTAAATGCCGAAGGACTCACTACGAAACTCTGATAATCGAGAAGAAGAAGTGGGATTATCTGGCCGATATAAGGGCTAGAACGGGCGCTAGGACCCTTTATATCAACTCCACACCTAAAGGGATATACCAGTTCGATTTAGGGGCTGTAATCGAGCCACAGTGGGTTATGAAGCGCCTTCCAATAACCACAGATTTTGCCAATAAAGCAACCAACGAAAGACTAGCTGGCTTCTTAGATATTCGCCACGCCGAGCTGCTACTTGTCTAAATAGATTTAATCAAATAGATTTAACCCGTAAATCCATTTAGGGATTACAGAACGGGAGCAAAATGATAAATAAAGTAGCTCTTATTCGATTTGATTCGCAGGCTGGAGCTTGGACTGATGAGACAAATTGGGTTAAGGGATCAATAATCAGGCGATTCGCTAAAGAGCGGATGGGTAAGAAGCAGTTGCGAGGCCGTTTATCTAAGGCTGAAATCTCTGCATACTGGCTAGATAAATATGGGGTGAATGCAGATGTTGCCTAATTTATCTGATGAAGCAGTAGTAGGAATAATCATTGGAGTTCCATTTATCGGCCTTTATATCTGGAGTTTATTTACTTCAGCCAAAGCCAAAGCTTTTAATGAAGGCTATAAGAGAGGCAGGTCAAGTGTCCGATACACAGAAGTCGTTAAGTGAATGGCTTGAACAAGCTGGTGCTACCTTATTCGACCGAGGGATTGAGTATGGAGACCCGAGGCACAATTTTTTACGCATTTACAAAATCGCGAGAGCACTCGGTATTCAGCTCAGAGACCCATCTGAATTGGCACTTATTGCTATTGCAACAAAACTCTCAAGAATGGTGGAAAGTCCAGAGCGCGAGGATTCGTATCTCGATCTCATTGGATACGCCGCTATCTTGGGTCGATGCAGATTTTCTACTCCAGAAGATTGGGACGACATTGAGTCTGACTCGCAATCATAATCAAAATCAATACTGCGATTACTGCAAATATCGCTGGGGAGCAAATAAGAACGGCTGGGATTTAAGAGCTATGACTCCAGCAGTTTGGAAAGTCCAAAGCGAGACACCGCTTCGCAAAGCACAGGTCAGGTTTTATTGCCAGCCTTGCGCCGATGAAGCACAGAACTGGCCAGATGGCACATTTTATTCATTGAAAGAACAGTTAGACGATGCGATAAGTAATTTCGCAGGGAGAGAGAAGTTAAATGTCGAATTACCTTGATGATTATGTTTCAGTGCAAGACCGATTAAAGGAGTTTATAAATGCTTATCCAGATTATCGAATCAAAACTCATATCTTGGCGGAGTCGCTTGTGGCTAATTGTGATGTCTATATCATTAAAACTGAGTTATATCGCACTGAAGCTGACTTACACCCTTGGACTACAGGTTTATCCAGTGAGTCTAAATCCAAGCAATATGCACTCGAGCTTGCGGAAACTGGATCGTTGGGACGCGCACTTAACCTCGCTGGATACTTCGCTAAGACTAAACAAAGCCCAAAGAAGGCAATTGAAACGACTAAGCCAGCTCTTGCGGAATTCATAAAAGAGCAACGCCCTAATGATCCTGAGCCAATTGTCTGGGATGTAAGTGCAATCGCAAATCAGTTAGGTGCTGAGATAATTGATGAGATACCGCTTTGCTCTGGTGGCGATGGACCAATGGTGCTAAAGACTGGCACTAAAGAAGGCAAAGAATATAGGGGCTGGGTATGTCCAACACCTAAGTCTGGTCATCCTGCTAAATGGATGCGTATTGGTTCAGATGGGCATTGGGTCTTTCAGAAATGAAGCAAGATGTTCATCCATTTATCTGCTCAAATTGCAAGCTAGTTACTCCGCATATTGAGTTGCATAAATACGATTCAACAGATATTGCTGAAGCACCTGAGGAAGTTTGGCTAGTTGAATGCCAAAGGTGCTTTATGCAAAGAATCATTTATCCAGCAGATCGCGTAACTGCCAAAGAGGACGATATTGTCCGGTGCGACCAATGTGGTAAATGGAAGATGAAGGCAGCAAAGTGTCGAATATGCCGATTAGCTGCTGGATTGGAAGAAATATCAGAACGCTATTGGACTGGTAATGAGACGAAGGAAAGACCTTACAATGCCGCTTTATGAATATCGCTGCGATAAATGCGATGCGACAAAAGAACAATACCAGCCTATAACCCTAAGAAACCTAGTAATCTGCGATAATTGTAGCGTTGCAATGTGGAGAGTCTGGAGACCCAATCCAATCCACTTTAAAGGCGAAGGCTGGGCAGGGAAGGACAAATGAGCAAACCCCATTCTATTAGATATATCCGTCAGCTGATGGAATGGGGATTTGATAAAGAGTTCATTGCTAAAGATTGCGGTATCAACCTAGAATCGCTTGAAACTAGGTTAAGAAGGGCTAAGGAAAGGGAGCGCAGAAATGGGAATCAAGGAACTGAGTTTGGAACTAGCGGCAGTCAGCCTAATAGCTGATGAGGCTAAAAAGGCCAAGGATAGGCTAAGAGCTGCACTGCAGGCCGAGATGGACGCTATTGGGGCAGATAGGGTCAAGGCTGAATATGGGGATGATGTTATTGCTTATGTAACTACTACTAAGCCCAAATTTAAGTGGGTTATCAAGTCAGATAAGCGATTCGTTGATTGGGTTAAAGCTAATATCCCAAGCGAAATAGTTGAATCGGTCAGAGAATCATCAGTTGATGCGATATTAGATAAATTCAATTATCTGGACGATATGGTTATTGATGCAAATGGTGAAGTAATTGATTGGTTAGAAGGCAGTCAGTCAGAGCCTTATTTAATGACTAAATTCCATAGTGATGGCAAAGAAACGCTGAAGAACGCGTTTCAATCAGGCCAGTTAGAGTTTAAGAAAATATGGGAGTTAGAAGGTTGATTAACGATATTTATCCAATATATAGAACAATAGATGATCAGATAGATAATTGGGAATCGATTGGAGTAGATGGTAAATATGGCAAATGATGAGCTTTATACGCCTAAATGGATATTTGATAAATTAAGTGTGGTATTTGATTTAGATGTGTGCGCTCCGACTGGAGGCCCATTACACACTCCAGCACTTGACTATTATGATTTAGAAGCGGATGGCCTTACAGCTAAATGGTTCGGCAGAGTATGGATGAATCCCCCATTTAGTAAACCAAGCGTATGGGTGCAAAAGTGGCTAGATCATAAGAACGGCTTAGCCTTACTGCCTTTAAGCGGTAATAGTCGTTGGTGGAGTCAATTATGGAATAGCGATTGCGCAATAGTGCAAGTCCCTCCTAACACTGGATTTATAAATAGCGAGGGGGATGAACAGAAAATTATGTATGGAATAAGTTTGTGGGCTATAGGTGAGATGAATATCACAGCTTTAAAAGATAGCGGAATAGGCAAATTAAGATGATATGTCCTATTCGTCCTCTTGACTTAGGCATTACACTCCGACTAAGGCGGGGCCCGAAGGCAGCCCGTAGCCGAAGCGTAGGGGCAGGGTATTGCCTAACGCTGATGCTATCGGCACTTATGCTGATACCAATCAATCCATCAAAAGCAGATATGAATCTAAAGCTTTATGCATATAACAAATTAGATTGGCAAGAGTTCCAATGTTATAACTGGCTAATACATAAAGAAAGTAGATGGAATCCAAAGGCTCGTAATGGATCACACTATGGCCTTGGTCAGATGCGTTCTACTTGGTATAGAGACCTTAGCCCTAAGAAGCAAATAGATGCGCATATTAAATACATAAGACATAGATATAAATGCGCTTGCGATGCCTTGCAACACTTAGAGACCAAGGGCTGGCATTGAGCAGACGCTATAACTCCAGCTACTACCAAAAGACAAGACTTCAAGTGCTTCAAAGAGATTACAATACTTGCCATTATTGCGGGCTAGAAGCGACTACAGTTGATCATCTAATACCTATCAGCAAAGGTGGAACTGATGAAGCTTCTAATATGGTGGCTTGCTGCACTAAATGCAATAGTTCTAAGCGCGATCGTATGACCCCCACCTTTTTTGAGCGCGCATCCATACCCACGACCCCCATTGGGAAGATTTTCCCTGAAAATGGCTCGGCTAGGCACTATTCAGAATGAAAGAGATTGCTCTGGCTGAATTGGGTGAGATTGTCCG